AAGTACATGGGGGACCCCACAACTATTATTTATCGTAGCAGTTGGGAGCTAAAATTAATGAGGTATCTGGATTCTCATTCTGATGTGATTAAATGGGCTAGTGAAGAGTTCAGTATACCTTACGTTTCTCCGATTGACGGTAAAGTACATAGATACTTTCCCGACTTCTTGGTTAAAAAACGAAACTTAAACAAGTCCATAGAAACAGTTGTTATTGAAGTAAAACCAAAAATACAAACAACGGCACCCACAGTCCAGAAAAAAGCTAACAAGAGGTATTTACGCGAAGTTTATACTTGGGGAATCAACAGTGCAAAGTGGGCTGCAGCAAAAAGATACTGTGACCACAGAGAGTGGAAATTTGTTATAATGACGGAACACGAACTAGGAATTAAATTTTAATGGCAACAACTATATTTCAAAACGTAATACAAAAAGCTGGAGCAGCTCCACAAAATTCTATAGAGGCTAGGAATTGGCTGAGACAAAAAGCAGCTGAAGTCAGAAATGTTGATAGTAGAGCTACTATTACTCAAGGGCCTTTCTTAACAAATAGAATCATTCCTGGTAATATGTATTTGTTTGCCTACGATCCTAAAACAAAAGAAGATCTACCTTACTACGATAGGTTTCCCTTAGTGTTTCCGTTTAGAAGAGTTCCTGATGGATTCTACGGTATCAATATGCACTATCTTCCTCCTCTGCTTAGAGCAAAGCTAATGGATGCCCTTTATGATACTGTCAATAACGATAAAATGGATGAAACAACAAGACTAAGGATTAATTACAGAATCCTTCAAAGTGCAGCAAAGTTTAGGTTTTTTGAACCATGTGTAAAGCACTACCTAAATAATCATGTTAAGACCCGTTTCCTGAGGGTTGACCCTACGCAATGGGATGTTGCATTGTTTCTTCCTCTTGAAAGATTTGCTAAAGCTACCAAGTCGAGGATTTACGCAGATACTAAGAAAAAGATCTATCAATAATGGCCGCTAAGTTTCTAGGAACAGCTCTATCAGCTGTTGGTTTATATTCAGCACTGAAAAGCAGTTCCACAAAAGGAGCTACTGGCCGCTATGATGGTTTTCTGTCTGAATTTAGAAACAAGTCATTTGCTAGAACCAATCTCTTTGAAGTAACGATCCAACCTCCTAGAATTATGAATGGTAGTAAGATGTTTGAGAACTTGCATCTTTATGCTGAGTCTGCAAACATCCCAGGCTTAATGTTTGCAACATCAGAAACAAGACGTTACGGTACTGGTCCAATTGAAAAAAAACCATACGCTCCCATTTTTAATGATATTTCAGTATCATTTCTTGTAGATGGGCAAGGAGACTTATACAAATTCTTCTATACGTGGATGAATCGAATTGTCTCTAGTGATCAGTTTGTCAATGGAAACACAGTATCCCAAAATGGACTTGCACCTTTTGAAGTTGAATTCAAGGATGAATACAAATGTCAGATGATGATTTCTACCTTTGACGAGGCTGGTAATGGTGTACTGAGTAGTCAGATTGTTGATGCTATTCCAATCTCCATTTCAGATACTGCTTTCAGTTGGGGTGATAATGATCAAGTTATGAAGTTGCAAGTAACTTTTACATACTTCCAACACATATTAAACACCGACAAAGGTGAACCTATTTCAGGTTATAGAAAACCGCTTTCCGGATTCCAGCAAATTGTTAAAGCTGGAACAGCACTTCAAACAATATCTTCACTCAAGAAACCTCAGAGTGTTGGTGATGTTATCAACGTTATTAATAATGCCAAAGTTATCTCAAGGGGATACTTCGGCTAATTGGAGAACATATTATGGCTTTACCTAAATTATCGCACCCCACATTTGAACTTGAAATTCCAAGCACAAAACAAAAGATCAGATACAGACCTTTTCTTGTAAAAGAAGAAAAGATCCTTTTGATTGCTCAACAAAGTAATGATGCTAAAGACGTTGTATACGCTGTTAAACAAGTTTTACAGAACTGCTCGTTAGATCCTATCGATGTTGATGAGTTAACGACGTTTGACATCGAATACTACTTTATCAAGCTACGTTCTAAGTCGGTCAATAACATTGTGACCTTAAAATATAGAGACCTTGAAGACGAACAGATCTACGACTTTGAAGTAGACATCGAAAACCTTGAAATGACCTACGATCCAGCTCACGAATCCACCATTCAAGTTAACGACAACACTTTGTTGTTCTTAAAATATCCAAAGATGAGTTTAGTTGGTAATCTAGAAACAGTTGATAACGAAACTGACTTGGTATTTGAAATTCTTAGAAACTGTTTGGAGAAGATCGTTCAAGGATCAGAAACTTACGAAATAAAAGATTCCTCAAGAGAAGAAGTAGATGAGTTTATTCTTTCACTGGATGTATCATCATTCAATAAAGTTCAAAGCTTTTTCAATACAATGCCTAAGTTGAAGCATGAAATCAATTATAAGAACAGCCTTGGTAATGATAGAAAGATTGTTTTACAAAACCTAAACGATTTTTTTACATTGGGCTGAGCCACAATAACTTATCCAACTATTACACATTAATATTTGGAATGGTTCAGCATCATAAATATTCAATACAAGAATTAGAAGAGATGTATCCTTTTGAGCGGGACATTTACGTTGATATGTTGAAGGATTACTTAGAAAAAGAAAAACAAAGGCTAGAAAACTAAGTGGCTTTACTCAAAGCAATCAAACAGGGTGTTTCAGCATCTATCCAAGAAAAAAAGCAAGAGATTAAAGACTCTATAAAGGATTCCGTCTATAGCATTCCTGTTATTGGCCGCGTTGTTCGAAACATGCAGGATCAAAAAGAAGGAGACAAAAAAGATGAAGGTGGAGAAAAACAGTCTTCTGTAATGAAGAAGATGTTTCAGTCTTCTGAATCTGAAATTGAGCTCTTACAAAAAAACAATGTTATCTTAACACAAATTGCAGATAATGTTTATAACATTGCAGCTAAAATGGGAGCTGAGCTTTCTTCAATGAAAGAAGTTGCTCAAATTATTGAAGCTCAAGAAAAACAAAAGGGTATTGATCAGCAAAAAGCTAACGCTGCCAAAGAAGAAGCTGGATTAGAAGCTAGACAAGCACAAGCAGTACCTGTTGGATCTGATGGTAAGCCAGCCCAGGAAGGTAGTAAAAAAGAAGGTGGAGGAATCACAAGTATAATTGCTGATTTTCTTAAGAAAAAACTACCAATTAAAAACATTATTCAAACAGTTCTTAAAGGTGGCCTTTCGTTTTTAAGATCTGCTGGTGGTCTGCTACTAAGAGGTTTGACACTGTTTACTAATCCCATAGGTATTGCTGTAGCTATTGTAGGTACAATTGGTTATGGAATTTACAAGTACTTTACGGATGATGAGTTCAAAGGTACAGTGGATGGCTTGTTTGAAAAAGCTAAGAATTTTATTGCTGAAAAATTTGGCAAAGCTGGTGATTTGTTTAGTCAATACATTATAGACCCTGTTGTAAACTTCCTATCAGGGGTCAAAGATAAAATTCTGAATTGGATGATATCTACTCTAAAGCCTTTTGAAGATGTCCCCGGTCTTGGTAGATTTATTAAACCTAGTGTTGAAGCTTTGGAAAAAATGAGGTCAGCTCCTGTTGCATCAGCTGCTCCAACAATAACAGCAACTGATCAGAAGGAGGCTGCTAGTGAAGTCGATAGACTATCTAAACGTTATCCTGCTGCAACGGATAAACAAACAACAGCTACACCTGAACAAAATGCGGCTTTAGAAGCTGATATTACAAAGTACGTCAATCTGAAAGATTCTAGTATTGATCTTGCTGGTATGGATCCAGCTGTCAAGAAAAGACTAGCTGCTGTTTCTTATGAGTACTTTAATAGTACCGGTAAAAAGATTCAAATCAACTCTGCTTTTAGAGATCCTAAAGAGCAAGCAGAGTTGTTTGCAAAGTATGGATCACCACGAGCAGCAAGGCCTGGCAAGAGCAAGCACGAAGTTGGTTTAGCGGTTGATATGAACTCAGCTGATGCTAACAAAGCTACCAGCATGGGTTTGTTTGACAAGTATGGA